CCGCCGCGCAACATTCCGCGAAAATGAGTGATTCCGCATGAAAACCCGTGCCAAGACCCCGTTGCGACGCCGTGCCAACCGGCTGGACGGCGGGCCGACATGCCTGACGGACCTGCATCCAGACCCGGCCAATCGCCGGGCGCATGGCACGCGGAACCTCGCGATGGTGACGGAGGCGCTGGCGGCGGTGGGCGCGGCGCGGTCGATCGTCATCGACGAGGACAACGTGGTGCTCGCCGGGAATGGCGTCCAGGCTGCCGCACTGGCCGCTGGGTTGACGAAGGTGCGGGTGGTGGACGTGGAGGGCGACACGGTGGTGGCGGTGCGGCGCAGCGGCCTGACGGCGGCGCAGAAGCGGCAGCTGGCGCTGTATGACAACCGCACGGCGGAACTGGCCGAGTGGAACCTTGAGCAGTTGGCGGCGGACCTGGCGAATGGGGAGGACTTGTCGGCGTTCTTCCTAGCCGACGAACTCACGGCGCTGCTGGGGCCGGGCGCCGCGCAGCCGGGCCTGACGGATCCCGATGCGGTGCCGGAGGCGCGGCCGACGGACATTCGGCGCGGCGACCTGTTTGGGCTGGGCGCGCACCGGCTGCTCTGTGGCGACAGCACAAATGCGGAGGACGTGGCGCTGGTGCTCGATGGCGCGCGTCCAGATGCCACGATTACGGACCCGCCGTACGCGGTGAACTACGGCGAGAGTCACAAGTCGCGCGGCGGTGATGTGGCGGTGCATACGCCATACAGCGAATCGGTCGACGCGCATGACGCGCTCGGGTTTCTGCGGCACCTTCCGACGGATGTTCTCGTCATGTCGTTTCCGGTCGATCGACACTTCTCCGCGCTGGCCGCCGCGCTGGCCGCGTCGCGGCTCGAGGTGCGAAAGGAATTGGTCTGGGTCAAGGATGTGTTTTCGTTCTGGCCGGGCGCGCAGTACCAGCAGCGGCACGAGCCAATCCTTGTCATCGCGCGCCAGGGGCAGCCGGTGAATAGCGACGTGCCGGCGAACGAAACGACCGTGATGGAGTATCCGCGGCCACGCGCCCATGACCTGCATCCGACGGCGAAGCCGATCGATCTGTGGCTGAAATTGGTGCGGTATCACACAACCACGTCGGCCTTCGATCCGTTCCTCGGGAGCGGCACGACGCTCATCGCCTGCCAACAGTTGTCCCGTCAGTGCTACGCGCTGGAAATTGAGCCGTCCTACGTGCAGGTCGCGATCGACCGCTGGGAAGCGTTCACGGGCCAGCGGGCGCGGAAGCTGCCGGCATGAGGGGCCGCAAACCGACGCCGACGGCGCTGCATGTCCTGCGCGGCTTTCCCGGCAAGCGGAAGCTGGGGCGCCATGAGCCGCAGCCCGCCGCGCTGGGGACGCTGGCGCCGCCGGCGTGGCTGCATGATGAGGCAAAGGCGGAATGGGACCGGCTGGCGCCGGTGCTCGGGCGGCTCGGCGTGTTGACGGAAACCGATAGCGATGCGCTGACGGCCTACTGTGAGGCATGGGTCACGTGGAAACAGGCCACGCAGAAAATTCGCCAGTTTGGCATGGTCATCAAGGGCAAGCAGGACGTGCCGATGATGTCGCCCTACGTAAAGATCGCGCATCACGCATTGAACCAGATGCGCGCCCTGCTGGTGGAATTCGGGATGACGCCCAGCGCGCGGGCGCGGCTTCGGGTGCCTGAGGGCGTAGCGCGGCCGGCGAGCAAGTGGGGCAGCACGCTGTAACACGAGGGCGTAGACTGGCGCCGCGCGCGCCGCAAAGGAGGCCGAATGCCACGAGTCCTGCCGCTGTTCCTGCTGCTCGGCGCCGTCGGCTGCGACCCGGCGACGATCGTGACCACGAACGTGACCTTGCCGACGTCGCCGACGCCGATCATCACGACCGCGGGCGCCACGAATCCGACCTGTCCGACGTGTCCCACGACGCCGTGTAGCCCCAGCGCCACGACCACGTGCGGCGGCACGGGCCAGCAGCAGCGCGCGCCCGATATCGTGAGCTTCGGCGCCGATAGCGCGCGCGTCTCGAAAGGCGGGCTGGCCGTGTTGCGGTGGGAAGTGCCGGACTTCGGCGCGACCGTGCGGATTGATCCCGGGATCGGCAGCGTGGCCACCACGGGATTTGTCCTGGTGTTTCCGACGGTGACGACCACCTACACGCTGACGGCCCGGAATAACTTCGGCATTGCGCAACGGCAGTTCACCGTTGTGGTGTTCACGGCCGACTGATGGCCCGCCGCGATCCGATTCCCGGCGAAAAGGTGCGGCTTATCAATTGCCTCACACACACCAAGGGGCCGTTTGCCGGCCAGCCGTTCAATTTGCGGCCCTGGCAGGAACGCGACATCATCCGGCCGCTGTTTCGCACGAACCCGGCGACGGGCCTCCGGCAGATTCGCACCTGTCTTTGGATGGTCGGGCGCAAGAACGGCAAGACCGAATTGTGTGCAGCACTGGTGATTGATGGGCTGCTGTTCGATGGGGAGATCGGCGGCGAAGTCTATTCCGCCGCCGCGGACAAAGAACAGGCTGGGCTTTGTTATGGGGTCGTGGCCCAGATGATCCGCAACGATCCCGAGCTCTCGGCGGCCTGCGAAATCGTCGATTCGCAAAAGCGCATCGTGCATCGCAAGTCGGGCAGCGTCTACCGCGCAATCAGCGCCGAGGCCTATTCGAAGCACGGGTTCAACGCCAGTCGGGTGATTTATGACGAGCTCCACGCGGCGCCGACGCGTGAGTTATGGGATGTGCTCGCCACGAGCACCGGGGCCCGCGCGCAGCCGCTCGTCATCGCCATTTCGACGGCCGGCTACGATCGGCATTCCATCCTTTGGGAGCTCTATCAGCATGCGAAGCGGGTAAAAGAATCCCCGTCGATCGATCCGACGTTCCTCCCAATTCTTTACGAAGCGCCCGCGGCGGCCGACTGGACCGACGAGAAGGTGTGGCACCAGGCGAACCCGGCGCTGGGTGATTTCCGCTCGCTCGAGGAGATGCGCGCCGCCTGCCAACGCGCGAAGGAAATTCCGGCGCAAGAGGCCGCGTTCCGGCGGCTTTATCTCAACCAGTGGACCGAGACGGAAACGCGCTGGTTATCGCTCGCGGCGTGGGACGCCTGTTGTGCGCCGATCGACCGTGCGGCCCTCGTCGGCCGCCGCTGTTATGTCGGCCTGGACTTGAGCACCACGACCGACTTGACCGCGGCCGTCGCGGTGTTTCCCGACGACGATGGCGGCGGGTTCACCGTGCTGCCGCACTTTTTTTGTCCGACGGACACCATCCCGCGGCGCGTGACGCGCGACCGCGTGCCCTACGACGAATGGGCGCGGCGCGGCGTGCTGACGGCCACACCCGGCCCGACGGTCGATTACGACGCGGTGCGGGCGCTGCTCAACGAGTGGGACACGACGTTCACCGTCAAGATGGTGGCCTTCGACCCGTGGAACGCGACGCACCTGGTGTCACAGCTCGAGCAAGTCGATGGGTTCACGTGCGTGAAGATGCGGCAGGGGAAGGCGTCGCTGTCGGCGCCGTCCAAGGCGCTTGAGGCCGCGGTGTTGGCGCGCACGCTGCGCCACGACGGACACCCGATCCTACGGTGGAACGTGGGCAACGTCGCCGTTGACGTGGACCATGCCGGCAACATTCAGCCCTCGAAGCAAAAGAGCACCGAGCGGATCGACGGCGTGGCGGCGCTCGTGATGGCCCTCGACGCCATGCACCGCGATCAGGCTGGGCCGGCGGTCACGCCCGAAATGTTCATCTTCACAGGATCGTCATGAGCAAGCGGTTAAAGCCGGGCGATCCGCCACCAGGCATCGCCTTTGTGCGGTACGCGCTGCTGCTGGCGTATAGGTTAGGTCTAGATCTGGACCCGCCGCGGAAGCGACGTCGAAAGCGAACACGTCGAAAGCGAGCAACAGCATGACGAAACGCACCGGCCGCCCGCCGCTTGACCCGGACGATCCGACCGTGAAGGTCACGATTAGCCTGCCAACCAAACAATTCGACCGTTTGTGCACCGCCGCCCGGCAACATGACCTGAGTTTGCCGGAAGTCATCCGCCGCGCCCTGGCTGGCCGGACTAAAACCCTAAAAACCCGACCATCGTCCTAGCCAGCGCTACCCTGTCGGGCCATGCTCGACCGGGCCTACGCGCTGCTGTCCATCAAAGCTCTCGACGGCCCGCGCCGCACCATCACCGGGCTGGCGTCCACACCGACGCCTGACCGCCACGGCGATATCCTCGAGCCGCTGGGCGCCACGTTCCGCAATCCCCTGCCGCTGCTGCTGTATCACGACCGCGCACGGCCGATCGGCCGCGCGACGTTGACCGCGCGCCGCGACGGGATTGCGTTTGAAGCGACGCTGCCAGAGATCACGACACCCGGCACCGTGCGCGATCGCGTGGATGAGGCATGGCACAGCATCCAAGCCGGGTTGATGACCGGCGTCAGCATCGGCTTCCGGCCGATCGGCGGCGCGGATGGTGTGAAGGCGCTGCCCTCCGGCGGGATGCACCTGTTGCGCACCGAGATCTGCGAGCTGTCGCTCGTCACGGTGCCTGCCAACGTGGAGACCACCATCCACACGATCAAAAGTTTGGACTTACCGCATTTGGCCGCGTCTGGCCTGACCTTGCCCGGCGTTGCGGGCCGCACGAGCACGAGGCCCACCATGGCCAAACCGACGACGGCTGAACACATTCAGAACTTGGAAAACAAACGCGCCGCGTTAACCGCGCGCATGAGTGAGATCCTGCAAAGTGGCGCGGACGACGGCGCCACGCTCGCACCCGACCAGGCCGAGGAACACGACGGCCTAGCCGTGCAAGTCAAGAATCTCGAAGCCGATCTCGTGCGCTGGCGCGAGATGGAACAGATCCAGATCAAGACTGCGACGGTGGTCCCGATCACGGCGCCAACGCTGCGGCTCAACAGCTATACGGGGCAGGTCTCGGTGCGGCCGAACGTCGCGCCGGGCACCGCGTTTGTCCGCATGGCGTGCGCGAAACTGTTGGAGCGGAGCGGCCAAGTGCGCGATGCGTCGGAGTACGCGAAGCGGTGGGATGACTCCACGCCGGAAGTGTCGCTCTTCCTGAAGGCGGCCGTCGCGCCGGGCACGATTACCGATGCGACGTGGGCCGCGCCGCTGGTCAATCAGAACATCTCGAATGAGTTCATCGAGCTGTTGCGGCCCGCTACGATCTTGGGAAAGATCCCAAATCTTCGCACGATCCCGTTCAACACAAAAGTGCCGGCGCAGTCTGCCGGAGGCTCATACGGTTGGGTAGGCGAGGCGAAACCGAAGCCGGTGACGAAGCTGGCGTTTACGTCGACGTCGTTGAGCATCACGAAGGTGGCCGGGATCATCGTGCTGACGCAGGAATTGATCAAGCTCTCGAATCCGAGCGCGGAAGCCCTGGTGCGCAATGACATGATCAAGGGCATTGCGGCTTATCTGGACCAGCAACTGACGGATCCGGCCGTGGCCGCGGTCGCCGGCGTCAATCCCGCGTCGATCACCAACGGCGCCCCCACGGCCGCGGCGACGACGAACCCGATGGCCGACATCATGGGATTAATTTCCCATTTTTCGTCGAATAACATCCCGGTCGATGGCGTGGTGTTCATCATGTCCGCGGCCAATGCGCTGGCGCTGTCGTTCCGCAGCAATCTCGACGGGTCGCCGCAGTATCCGGGCGTCACGATCAACGGCGGGAGCTACAAGGGCCTGACGTTCATCACGTCGAATGCCGTGGGCACCAACGTGATCGCGCTGCAGCCGGATCTGATCCTGTATGCGGACGATGGCGGTGTGACGATCGACGCCTCACAGGAAGCGTCGTTGCAGATGGATAGCGCGCCGGCGTCCCCGGCCGATGCGACCACGGTCTTCGTGTCCCTCTGGCAGACCAATACGGTCGGCCTGCGGGCGGAGCGATTTGTGAATTGGCAGAAGGCCAATGCCAATGCCGTGAAATATCTGACGGCGACCGCCTGGCCGGCGCCGACCGGCGGTGTGATGGCCGCGGACGCGCCGACGGTGCGCAACGGCAAGGCCTGACATGCGGCTCTTCGGCTACGAGATCACCCGTGCCCGCCCGGCGACGGCGCTGTCGCCGCCGGCGGGCACGATGGGCGGCGGCTGGTTGCCGATCGTGCGCGAGCCGTTTACGGGCGCCTGGCAGCAGAACTACCCGCCGATCACCACGTCTTCAGCTCTCAGCTATTTTGCGGTGTACGGCTGCGTCACGTTGATCGCGACGGACATCGGCAAGCTGCATCTACGGCTGGTCGCCGAAACGGAAGACGGCGTGTGGGAGGAGACCAGCAATCCCGCGTACTCGCCGGTCTTGCGCCAGCCGAACCACTATCAGACGGTGAACAAATTCGTCGAGCAGTGGATCACCAGCAAGCTCACCGCCGGAAACGCGTACGTGCTGAAGGAGCGCGATCAGCGCGGCGTCGTGTCGGCGCTCTACGTGCTCGACCCGCTGCGCGTGACGCCGCTGATCGCGCCCGATGGCTCGGTCTACTACGGCCTAAAGCGCGATGACCTGACCGGCGTGGGGCTCGGGCCGGATGGCGCGCAGTACGACGTGGTCGTGCCCGCGCGCGAGATCATCCACGACCCGATGGTGACGCTATTTCATCCGCTGATCGGCGTGACGCCGCTCTACGCCTGCGGCATGGCCGCGCAGATGGGTCTGACGATGCAGACGGGGAGCGAAAAGTTTTTCCGCTCCGGCGCGCATCCCGGTGGCGTGCTCACCACGCCCGAAGGCGTGAGCAAGGAACAGGTTGATCGCTGGAAGGCGGAATGGCAGGAGAAGTTCTCAGGCGCCAACGTCGGCAATGTCGCCGTGCTCAGCGGCGGGATGAAGTACGAAGCGATGACGGTGAACGCCTCCGACTCGCAGCTGATCGAACAGCTCAATTGGACGGCCGCGAACGTTTGCAGCGCGTTTCACGTCCCGCCGCAATTACTCGACATCAGTGACGCGCCGACCAGCGACCTCGAAACGCTGCTCGCCAAGTACCATTCCCAGTGTTTGCAGTCGCTGCTGGCCAACTTCGAGGCCAGCCTGGATGCCGGGCTCGAGCTGAAGTCGCCCTACGGCACCGAATTCGATCTCGATGATCTGATCTGGATGGTGACGTCCGTCCGCGTGAAAGCCGCGGCGGATGCCATCGGCGCCGGCGCGCTCTCGCCGAATGAAGCACGCTTCAAATACTTCGGGCTGGGCAAGGTGGAAGGCGGCGATAGTCCCATGATGCAGCAGCAAAATTTCAGCCTCAAAGCTCTGGCCCAGCGGGACGCCGACAACCCGTTCAGCAAACCGGCGCCGCCGACACCCGCGCCGCCCGCCACGCCCGAACCCGAGCCTGACCCCGACGAAGACGAGCCGCCACCGGAGGAGGAAGACGAAGAGAAAGCATTTCGCGCGGCCTTCCTGAAAACGCTCGACGGGTTGTCGTATGCGGCCTGACGTGCTGGCGGAGTTTCTCGGCGTCACGATCCGCGGGTTAATCGACCCGTTGGCGCAGCGTGTTTCTACCCTCGAAACGCGCGCGCCAGTGCCCGGCCCGCCCGGCCCGGCGGGCCGGGACGGGATCGACGGCATCAACGGCATGGATGGCCAAGGGCTGCGCTATCACGGCGTGCATGTCCCCGGCAAGACGTACGACGTGGGCGACCTGGTAACGTGCGGCGGCTCGGCGTGGTACTGCGGGCGCACGACCACGGGCGCGCCGCGCCACTCGCCGGATTGGCAACTGATGGTCAAAGGCGGCCGGGACTTACGCGATCCACGAGGGCCGCGATGACCCTGGCCACGCTCGCGGACGCCAAGTTACAGATCCACGTCAGCGATCCGGCGCGCGATCCCGAAATCACGCTCCTGCTGACGCAGGCCAGCGCGATCGTCTACGACTACATCGGGGAGCGGGCCGATCCGCTGTGGGATGAAACCACGGCGCCCGACGTCGTGCAGGCCGCCACGCTGTACACGCTGGGCCACCTGTGGGAACACCGCGGCGACGATACGGCCGCCGATGATGAGACGTTTTGGGCCGGGTTGTCGCTGCGGCTGCGCCGGACGCGGGACGAGGCGTTCGCCTGATGGCCATCCCGACGCGCGGGCAACGGCGGCACGTCGTCTCGTTTGAACACCCGACGCGCACGCCCGACGGGGAAGGCGGCTATACCGAAGTCTGGACGGCGCTCGATCCGCCGGTGTGGTACGTGAGCATCCGCCCGGCCACCGCGCGCGATGCCGAAGCGGCGCTGGCCGGGACGCAGATCACGCATGTCTCGCACGTCGTGGAAGGCGACTATCACCCTGGCGTCACGACCGATACCCGCATGCGGTTTCAGTCGCACGTCTACCAGATCACCAGCGTGATCGACGTCGAGTCGCGCGGCGAAACGATGGAGCTCGTCGCCGACCTGCAAAGCTGATGAGTATCCGGCTCAAACTCGACGGCGTGACCGAGCTCCAGCGGGAGCTGGCCACGCTGACGCCGGATCTGGCGGAGGCCGCGGCGGCGCAGCAGCGCACGATCGGCGAGCAGGCCGCCGAGAACATTCGCGCGCGGCTGCCCGTCGTCACGGGCCGGTTGCGCGCCAGCGTGATCGTCCAGCGCGAACCCGGCCGCACACCCGGCCGGGTGTTCACGCGGATCGCGGTGACGGCGCCCTACGCCGAACACGTCGAATTCGGCACGAGCCGCGTGGCGCCGCGGCCGGTGTTCGCGCCGGGGACGCGGCGCGCGAAGGATGCCTTTGCGAAAGCCGTGATCGAAGAGGTGCGGGCCACCGGGCTGAAAGTGACCGGCGGATGAGCGATAGCGGGCTCGTGGACGCGGCCGTGATGGAAGTGTTGGCGAATGACGCCACGCTGACGGCGCTGTGTCCGGATGGTGTGTTCTGGGGCCGGGCGCCCGCCGGCGCGACGGCGTTCGTGATTGCGGCGCTGATCGACCACAGCGAACAGCCGGCGCTGGACCGTCAGACGCTCTACGAGACGACGGTCTATCTGGTCAAGGCCGTGATCCTGAACGCGAGCAAGACGCCGAGCCGCACGGCCGCGGCGCGGATTCATGTCCTGCTGCACGGCGCGCAGCTGGACCTGTCGCCCGCCGGCTATCAGGTGATGGCGTGTCAGCGGCTGGAACGGGTGGCGTATCCAGAACTCGACCCGATCAACGCGGTGACCTGGCACCACGGCGGCGGGCAGTACGCGGTGATGAGTTATCCGATTGCGTGAGGTATCCCGATGGCCCGACGACATGGCAGCACCGGTCAGATCAAGATGGATCCCACCGGCGGCGCGACGACGGTCGCGATTGCGTCCATCAATAACTGGACGCTGGATCTGGAACGTGACAAGGAAGACGTGACGTGCTTCGGCGACACCAACAAGGTGTACGTGCTGGGGTTACCCAACGTTGAAGGCGATATCGGCGGCGTGTGGGACGAGCTGTCGTCGCCCGACTTCCTGCGGATCGCGATGGGCGTCGTCCCGGTGATGCTCGAACTGATTCCGTCCACCGTCACGCCGACGCATATGTTTAAGGGCCTGGCCTATCTGTCGGCGGGCCTCGAGTGCCCGGCGGATGGCGCGGTCACGATCACGGGCTCGTTTGTCGCGGCCGGGCCCTGGACGATCGAGCCGCCCGATACGCTGCTGATGGCGCGGATGGAAGCGGCGCAGCGCGATCGGGAGCAGCAGGACCGTGATCGGCTCGCACGCGATCGCGAATCGCCGGCGGCGTGATGCTGGAGGCCGGGACGCTGCGCGGCGCGCGCGGGCTGGTGAAAGCGGCGTACCTCACCGCTGCGGAAGTCACCGGCTATGTGCTAGCGCGCGAGCCGCTAACGGGCGCGTGGCAAGTGACCGGGACGATCGTCACGAGCGATCCGTATCTGCTGCAACAGCCCGGCCTGCAATTTGTGGCGCCGCACAAAGGCGGCGCCTGGCGCTGGGCGATCGACGCGCACCGCGTGGCGGGCGGGACGTTGGTCGCCACGCTGAAAGGGATCTGACCGTATGTCGATTCGCGTCCGACGCCCGGCGACCGAACGCCTGGAGCTGTCGCAGGGCGATTTTCTGATCGTCAAGCAGGATCTGACCGCCGGCGAGTATCGCGCCTTCCTGCGGGCCGGCACGCGCCCGCTGGCGCTGTCGGCGGGCACCACGCCGCAGATGGAACTTGATCCGATTGCCGCCGGGGAAGCGATGGTGCTGGCCTACCTGCTGGACTGGTCGTTCCAGGATGCCGACGGCCGCCCGCTGGTGATTGCCGACCAGCCGCCGGCGGTCGTGCGCGCCGCGCTCGATCATCTCGACAGCGCGGCCTACATGGAAGTGCAGCGCGCGATCCAGGCGCATCAGGCGGCGACCGAGGCCGCGCGCGACGCCGAAAAAAAAACCCTCTCTGGCGGGACCGGACCCGACAAGACTTTGACGTCTGCCGCGTGATGGGCTGGACGTGGACGGACCTGCAGGACGTGCCGCAAGGCGTCTATGACGAGCTGATCGCGTATCTCGTGGACGAGCAGGCGCGCACGACGCGCCGCTGGTAACGTCATGGCTCTGACCGCTACGCTGCTGGCCGACTTCAGCTCGTTCATCGACGCCACGAAAGAGGCCGGCGCGGCGATGTCGGGCTTTCAGAAGCAGGCGGAAACCGTCGGCCCGGCCGCGGACAAATCCTTCAAGCTGACGCAAGAGCAGGCGGTCGCCGCGGCGAACGCCGTCAATCGGGTCGTGACGACGATCGTCTCGTCGGCGCAGCCGTTCATCAAAGCGTTCACCGACGAGCAGGACGCGGTGACGCGGCTCACCAGCGCGCTGCATGCGACGGGGAATGCCACGCCGGCCGTCATCAAGTCGTATCAGGACATGGCGGGGGAATTCCAGAAGACGTCCCGCTTTGCCGACGAGGCGGTCATTGACATCACGGCGACCTTGACCACGATCGGCCGCGTCGGCCCCGAGCAGATGCGGCTCGCGCTCACGGCGACCACGAATCTGGCCAGCGCGCTGGAGATGGATTTAGGCGCCGCGGCTGATCTCGTTGCGAAGTCGCTGGCCAATGTGGCCAACGACAAGGGCCCGCTTAGGAAATTGCGCGATTATCTCGGGGACGCGTACAAGCCCGGCATGAGTGCCGCGGAGATGTTGCAGGCGGTGGCCGATAGGGCGTCAGGATCCAATCTGCGCGATTTGCAGACGTACAACGGGCAGATCGAGAACCTGAAGAACCAGATGGGCGAGTTGGACGAGACGATCGGGAAGCTCGTCACCGACCAGATGGGATCTTTGACCAGAGCCTTCATGGAGCTGACCGAGTGGCTCCAAAACACGATTGTCGGCGTCGGGACGTTTGCGACGGTGGTAGGCCCGCTGGCGGGTACCTTGGGTGGCCTCGCGACGGTCTTAGGGACCACCCTCGTGACAGCGATCGGGTTGGCCGCGGTGGGCTGGGGCACCATCGTCCTCGCGATGCGTGGCGCCTACCTCGAATTTATCCGGTTTAAGGATCGGATCGTCGAAGTCTACGGCAACATCAAGGATACGTTTGCGAAAATTCCGCCGCTGGCGCAGCAAGTCTACGAGGGCATCAAGCTGTGGCTGGTCGATCGGTTTACCGCGCTGCTGGGGAGCGTCCGACTGATTGGCGAACAACTGGTGGCGATTTTTCGCTGGATGTGGGCGCAAATCGTCGGCGGCTCGATCGTGCCCGATCTGATCACCGGCATTGCGAAGGAATTCGGCCAACTCGATCGCGTGATGGTGGACCCGGCGCGCAAGGCGGCCGCGCACGCCTCCCAGGCGTTTGCCGGCATCGGCACCGGGACCGCGGGCGGGTTCGGCGGCCTGGTGCCGGGCGGCGCGGGCGGGACGGTCGTAAACATCAGCATGACCGGCATGCTGGGCGCCAACGATCCGCAGACGCGGCAGGCGATTACGCAAGTGGTCGGGGATGCGCTGGCGCAGTCGATGCGCGGCCAGCGATTGCTGTCGAGCGCGTAGATGGCGGCGACGCCAATCCATGTCGTGATCGAGGGAATGGTCGCCTCCGCGCTCGTGCGCGTGGCCGACCTGGTGATCACCGACGTGCTCAACGAGGAACCGAATACCGCGACGCTGACGGTGAACCAGACGCCGCACGCGCCGGACACGGGCGCCTTTTTCCCGCCCGCCTTTGACGCCACCGCGTTCGTCACGACGCCGCTGCCGACGCGCTATCCGTCGATCCGCCGCGGGCAACCGATCGAGATCTACCAGGGCACGCTGACATCCGACGCGCGGATCTTTGCCGGCGAGATTGTCGTCGTGCAGCAGCTCTATGAGGGCGACCGGCCGGATCTCGTCGCGTATCACCTGTCGTGCACCGACTACACCCGCGCGCTCAACCGCCGCAAGGTGCTGAAGAGTTACGGCACGCAGTCGGCGACCGCGATCGTGCTCGACCTGATGGCCAGCCGCGCCGCCGATGGGTTCACGACGCAGCACGTCGCGCCGAACCTGCCCAGCGTGGCGATTGACTTCACCTTCGAGGAGATGAACCGCGCGCTCACGCGGCTGGCCAATCGCATCGGTGGCTATTGGTACGTGGATTACACCAAGGCGCTGCATTTTTTCCTGGAGGAACCCGGCGACGTGCCGGCGGCGCTCGTGCCCGGCGAACGCTTCGACGACTTGCGGGTCGAAACCGATCTCTCGCAA